GGTGCCGACGCTGCTGGGCCGGCCGATGATCGTCACCGAGAAGATCCCGGCGCTGGGCAACGGCGCGGGTCAGGACCTCGCGTTCGTCGACTGGAACTACTACCTGATCGGCGACCGGCAGGCGGTATCGCTCGACTACTCCGAGCACAGCCGCTTCATGAACGACGAGACCGAGATGCGGATCATCCAGCGCGTCGACGGCAAGCCGTGGATGCAGGACCCGATCCAGCCGCTCAACGGCGACCCGCTGTCGCCGTACGTGGTTCTGTCGAACTGACCGGCCCCAGTCCACTCACGACACTCCAAAGGAGACACAGACCATGCCGTGGCCGAAGGGCGTACCTCGCGGGCCTGATCCCGCGCGTGATGCCAAGATCAGCGAAGCGCTGAGTGGCCGACGGCTGACTGAGTCACACCGCGCCGCTGTGTCCGTCGCGGCAACCCGACACGGACACAGCGGCAAGGGTCGTGGAGACGAGTCTCCGACGTACAGTTCGTGGCGCAACATGCGAGCCCGGTGCTCTAATCCCACCGCGCCCGGGTATGCGCGTTACGGCGGCGCTGGGATCAGCGTGTGTGACCGCTGGTCATCCTTCGAGACCTTCCTCGCGGACATGGGTGAGCGACCGGAAGGGATGACGCTGGACCGGATTGACGGGTTCGGCGACTACACGCCCAGCAATTGCCGGTGGGCTACGCCTGCCGAGCAGGCCCGAAACCGGCGTTCGCGCCAGAAAGTGAGACCATAATGGAGGGACTCGGCAGGCTGTTCGACGTCGGCATCGGTGTGGTGCCCGTCGACCTGAACACCGCGGACGGAGCTACCGGCAAGCGGGTGTCGATGATCGGTGCGAAGGGCATCACGTTCCTCGCGTTCATCGGCGCCGCGGCCTCGGGCACCGACGACCTCACGCTGACGGTCAAGCAGCACACGGCCTACACCGGCGGCACGACCGGCACCGCCACCGGCGCGACCACCCGCGCGTGGATCAAGTCGGAGACCGCGCTCGACAACGACGAGGCGTGGGTCGCGCTGACCCCGTCCGCCGGTGTGGTGTCCCTCGCGGGCGCCACCTATGCGGCGACGCAGAAGCTCGTGGCCATCGAGGTCGACCCGCGATCGCTGTCCGACGGGTACACCCACCTGTCGCTGGACGTCGCGGTCACCACCGCGGCCGCTCAGCTGGGCGCGGTGTTCTACGTCTTGCACTCACTGTTCGCGAGCCGCTCGCCGATCAACCTCGGCAACCTGCTCAACCCCGGTGCGGCGAACGCCTGATCCGGGTACCCCGCGACCGAACGAGCAGGAGAGGAGAGACCCTTGAGTCTCGAAGAGGACTGGTTGGTGCGCCGCGTACGCGAGCTCACCACGATTTTGAGGAGTGCGGGCATGCTGACCGAGTGCGCACAGTGCACGACCATGTACGCGCCGGACCTGAAAGCGTGCCCGAACTGCGGCCACAAGCCGGACGACGACGTCGACCCGGCCATGGCCACCGCCGTGCGGTCCGACGCCACGAAGTCGGGGCAGCCGGACGCGCTGGCACCGCCTCACGGCAGCGGGCCGACACTGGTCGGTCAGACCGCGGCCAACGTCACCACCGAGCAGGACCGCGAGGAGAACCTCACCGGCGGTGCGGTGGTCGGTGCGGGCGACAACATGGCCACCCACGGCGGCGACGCGACCCCCGGTGGTGAAGACACCGAGGGCAGCGACGACGCTCCGGCGGAGACCATCGACGGCCTGCCCGCGTCCTACGACGAGACGAACGTCGAGACGCTCCGCGCGGAGCTGAACCGGCGGAACGTGTTCGTCGCGTCGTCCGGCGTGAAGAAGAACGACCTGGTTCGACTGCTCCGCGAGGACGACGCGAAGCACTGACCGACCGGGGCCCTGCCGACCAAATCCCGGCAGGGCCCCACCCCAGCCACTCACAGAGAGGTGACCGCGATGGCGGCACTCGACTCGGCGGTCAACGCCTATGCCGCTGACATCGCGCTCATCGGCCTGTCTACGACGAACCTGGTCGGCGGTGAGGTCACCGGCGGCGGGTACGGCCGTCTCGCACCGACCTTCACCACGTCGTCCGGCGGCGGCGCGGCCGTCGACCTCACCGCGACGCTGGAGTTCGACGGCCCGTCCGGCACGGTCGTCACCCACGCCATCGTCCAATACGACGACGCGAGCACTCGGGTGTTCCCGCTCGCCGCGTCCAAGACGTTCAACTCGGACAACCGACTAGACCTGGTCACCGCCGCTGTCACCGCGGCGCACGGCGCCTGACATGACATGGCTCGCCGGCTACCACTTCGACGACACCGGTTCGGTGACCGTCGTCGACGCGACTGGCCACGGACACGACGTCGACCTGACCGGGCAGCCCGGCGCGCAGGTGGCCAGTAGCGGCGCGCTGGACGGGAGTGCCCTCGGCAAGACCGGCGCCGGGCTGATCCCGCTGCCCAGCGCGCTCCAGACCGCGGTGGAAGTCGACGACCGGACGATCATGCTGGACGCGCTGGGCCTCCGATCGGTGTGGTGGGTCCGGTTCGCGTCCGACGCACTCGGCACGGGGGTGTTCGGGCTGCTGTCCCTGGACGCGTCGTCGATCATCAGCCGGGCCCGCACCCAAGCCAACGTCGGACCGTCGCAGACCATCACCCTGGGCGCGCTGAGCGCGTCCGTGCGCCACAACTTCGCGCTGACCTACAAGCGTTCCACCGGTGTGCTCACCGGCTATTACGACGGAGTCTTGGCCGGCACCGCGACGTTCGCGCCCGGCACCGCGCTCTACGTCGGGGCCGATGATTTCGACATCGCCGAGTGGGCGACCACCGGCGCCGCGATCGACAACCTCCGGTTCGCCGACCACTGCGCCGACGCCGTTGAGATCGCCGCGCTCGCGGGCACGCCTGTCACCTCCGGGCCCGCACCGGTGGAAGAAGCCGAGCTCGAGATCACGCTGAACCTCGAGGTATCCGCCACGGCCGATGTGCCACCGCTCGCCGTGCCGGAAGCGGAGTTCGAGATCCCCCTCCAGCTGTCCGCCGTGTTCGCCGCGACCATGCCGACGGCGACCGTGCCCACCGCGACGCTGGCTATCCCGCTGCGGCTCGATGTGTCACCGGCGGGTATCGCCGAGCCGATGCCCGCGGCGTCCGAGTCCGGCGGCTGGCGCACCCTGGCTGACATCGGCCGGTGGAATCGTGATCAACTGGAGTACGAACGCTCCACTCCGCCGGCCGACTGCCCTGAGCACGGCGATCCCCTGGAGACGCGCGATGGTAAACACCACTGCCCCATGGGACACTTCGTTCAAGCCTGACAACTGAATATCCAGCTCTACCACCCCGAGACGGGTTCTCGGCCAAGAAAGCAAGGGCCAGGCATGAGCGCCAGCTACACGACCCGCGAGGCCGTGAAATCCGCAGTGGATGTCACGGACCCCGCGCGAGCCAACGCACAGATCGACCGGTTGATCGCCGACGCGTCCCGGTCCGTCGACACGCTTTGCCACCGTGAGTTCTTCCCGTGGTACGGCACCCAGCGCTACGACTGGCCTGACCTCAGCTCTCCGAACTTCTGGCGCATGTGGCTGCCCGGCGTCAAGGAACTCGTGTCGCTCAGCACCGTGGTCAGCGGCGGTGTGGACTTGACCCCCGCCGATGTCGTGCTCTACCCCGAGGATGGGCCGCCCTACGACCGCGTCGAGATCAACCGTGCCACCGCCGCGTCATTCGACTCCGGCAGCACCGAGCAGGGCAGCCTGGTCCTGACCGGACTGTGGGCGGGCGCGCCGGTCGACGAGCGGCCCGTCAGCGTCATCGCCAACGCCGGCGGGATCACCGACTCCGGCACCACGCTGGACGTGCCTGACTCCTCGGTGATCGGGGTGCACTCGGTCATCCGGTGCGGCACCGAGCGCATGATCGTCACCGGGAAGACCGCGCTCGACACCGGCACCGATCTCGCCACGCCGGGCATGACCGCGGAGATGCGCAACGTGGCGGTCCCCCTCACCACCGCGACCGGCGCGCCCGAGGCGGGCGAGATGATCGTCATCGACGGCGAACGGATGCTGGTGCGCGAGCGCATCGGCACCACGGCCTACGTCACCCGGCAGGCCGACGGCACCGTGCTCGCCGCGCACAGCGCGGGTGCGAGCGTCTACGCCTACCGCCGTCTCACGGTCCAGCGCGCCGCGCTGGGCACCACGGCGGCCGCGTACACCGTCGGCACCGCGATCAACCGCTGGTTCCCGCACCCGTCGCTGGAGGGGCTGACGATCGCGAAGACGCTCAACGGCGTGGCCCAGGAGAACAGCGGCTACGCACGGGTGATCGGCACCGGCGAGAACCAGCGCGAGGCGCGCGGCGCCGGGCTGAAGGCCAAGACCGACGAGACCTATTTCCAGCTCGGGCGCCTCGGCCGGATCGGGGCGATCTGATGGCCGAGGTCGACGTCACGTTCGAGGGCCCGCTGTTCGACGGCAGGGCGCAAGCGGCCATGCCCGGCATCGTCGACGCCGTGTCCGGTGCGCTGGGCACCGAGGGGCAGCGGCGCGTGCTGTCCGGACTGGACGCCACGCTGCGCCGACCCACCGGCGCCTACCGCAGCCGTATCAGTCTCTACGGGCCCCGGGGCGGACAGTCGCGGGTGCATGACAACCGGGGCATCTACGGGCCCTGGCTGGAGGGCACCGGCAGCCGCAACCGCACGACCCGGTTCAAGGGCTACCGCAACTTCCGCAAGGCGACGCAGGTGCTCCAGCGCGCGGCCAAGCCGCTGGCACACAACGTCATCTCACGACACATCGACAAGCTCGGAGGCTGATATGCCTGTCTTCATGATGATCATGTACATACTCGCCGTGCTGTGCTTCCTGGGCGCGGCGTTCGGTGCGTCCCGGCCGCGGGTCAACCTGATCGGCCTGGGGTTGGCGTTCTTCGCCGCCCCGGCGCTGGTCGCCGCGATCGACGCGGTTCTGTAGCGCGGCATGGCAGACGACAGGCTCGGACCCATCATCGCCGCCGCTGTCGACCGCGTCGCATCGACAGCGGCGGCCAGCGGCTACTTCGACGCGGTGCTGCGCCACGAGCCGAAGAGCGCGCCCACCGGGGAGCTCACGTTCAGCACGTGGATCGGCGAGATCCAGCCCATCGCCGAGCAGTCCGGTCTGGACGTCACGTCGTGCCGGCTGTCGATGTTCGGCCGCGTGTGGATGAACATGCTGCACGAGCCGCAAGACGAGATCGACACCCGGGTCGCGCAGGCTGCCAGCCACATGATCGCCCAGCTCACCGGCAACCTCGGCATCGATGGCGCCTACCTGGATCTCCTCGGCGCGCACGGCGACCCACTCGGCGCGCCACTGGGCTACATCGAGGCGGACCGCACCATGTTCCGTGTCGCCGACATCACGATCCCCTTTATCTGCCCCGACGTGTTCGACCAGGAGGTATAGACCAATGGCCAAGAACCACGGTCTCGGGATGGGGGTCTATCTCGACGGCTACGACATCTCCGGCGACGTCCAGTCCATCGGCCGGATGGGTGGCGGGCCCGCGGTCATCGAGACCACCGGCATCGACAAGTACGCGTTCGAGCGGATCGGCGGCCGCCGTGACGGGGCGCTCGACCTGATGACCTACTTCAACCCCGAGACCGCGGCCGACGTACCCGGCACCAGCGCGGACCGATCGCACGTCGTGCTGCGCTCGTTGCCGATGTCCGACCGCCAGGTCATGGTCACCCACCCCAGCGGCGAGGCGTGGAACATCGTCGCCAAGCAGGGAAACTACGACCCGACCGTCGCCGCCGACGGGGCGATCACCTGCGCGGTGGGGTGCCAGGCCAACGGCTACGGCATCGAGCCGGGCAGGCTGCTCACCGCGGGCAAGGTCAGCCAGGGCACCGCGGGCAGCCTCACGTCCGTCGACTTCGGCACCGGGTTCGCGGCGTTCCTGTTCGGCGCGCAGTTCCACCTCCAGGTGTTCGCGTTCACCGGCACCAGCGCGACGGTGAAGATCCAGCAGTCCAGCGACAACGGGGCCGGCGACGCGTGGGCCGACGTCACCGGTGGGTCGTTCGTCGCGGCCACCGGCCGGGGCACCCAGCGCATCCAGACCGCGCGCGACCAGACGATCGAACGCTACCTACGTGTCACCACCACGGGCACGTTCACCGCGCTCACGTTCGCGGTCAGCGCCGAGGTCAACCTCACCGCCACCGCGTTCTAGGAGAGACCATGAACCGCGAGACCTTCCGTCCACAGCCGACACTCCCAGCCGAACGAATGGTGTCGTTCGAGATCAAGGCCCCGCTGGCGACGCACTGGCGCCGGGCGACCTGTGTGGAGGTCGGCTGCCCCGACTACCAGCACGGGTGGACCGTCGCGGTGTCCGTTCTCCGGCCCAGTGACCGGGAGCTGTTCCGGCAGAAGGGTTTCCGGTTCATCGACATCGACGGCGGAACGGGGCCGGCGCTGCTGTTCGAGGCGGGGCAGCCGTGTTTCCGGGCCAGCCAGCACCGCACCCGCATGGACCGCGAGGAGATCTTCCTCCAGCGGCCCGGCGACTGGAGGGTGCCGATCCGGCAGTCCGGCGCCCTCGGCAAGCCGGTGATCTTCTCCAGCCCCGACGCGTTCGCCGACGCGCTGCACACTCAGCTCGACAAGTTCGCCGACTAGGAAGGACAAACGACCATGGCCAAGATGAGTGGCGTCGCGTGGCCGACGTACAGCATCGACGATTCCTCGGGCACCCCGAGGGACATCCGGAACGACATCACCAACTTCTCGATGGCCACCCCGCGCGGGGTGCAGGACGTCACGGGCATCGACAAGTCGGCCAACGAGCGGCTGCTGCTGCTGGCGGACATGTCGACCACACTCAACGGCGTGTTCAACCCGACGTCCAACATGTCGCACTCGGTGTTCCGCACCGTGCCGTCGACCTCGGTGGCGCGCACCACGTCCACCGCGATCGCGTCGCAGACGCTCGCGGCGGAGCTGCTCTACACCGATTACAACCTCACCCGGGGCACCGACGGCGCGTTCACGTGGACCACACCCGGTGTCTTGAGCGATGGCACCGTGCCTACCTGGGGTCCGTGACCCATGGGCTACGACCAGGGCCAGCGCCGTAAGACCTACGGCCTGAACATGCTGCCGTACCCGGGGCTGACGATCGATGTCCGCAAGCCCGGGTTCAGCGCGCTCCAGGCGCTGACCCGCGCGGTGCTGGTCCTGGGCAGTGACTTCGACGGCGGGCACGTCACCGCCGACGTTCGGATGATCGCCTGGGACGACCTGTTCGCCGCGTTCGCCGACAGTCTGGTGGCGTGGAACCTCACCGACCGCGGCCGCGCGGTGCCGGCCACCCGCGACGGTGTGCTGTCCCAGGACCCTGAGTTCCTGCTCGACCTCAGCCGCACTTGGTACAC